GATGGCTATTAAATATTTAAATAATACATTAGCACGCAAAGCCCATGACCTTGCCGTTGAAGTCCGAGGGTTAACCAAAGGAACCGACGCCTACGAGGAGAAGTTTACTGAGATGCTCTTCCACCTTAATCTTACTAATGCCTCACAGAACCTGTTTGCACAGTTTGGACGCACTGCTTCACTAGGAATGCTCCAGCGTAAATACATGTATAAACAGATCAAAGGCAAGAAGATCGACCCACTGCCTGACAAGCTGACCCCACAGGACATCGCTAAGTTCCGCGATCAGCGCCTGGGTAGCATGAGCGACGAGAAACTCTTGGACCTCGTGGTCAACGCTAAGACCGGAGACGACATAGAGCACGGACTCAATAAGATCGCTAAGGGCGGACTAGGCAGCAACATGATGAACATGGTGCAAGAATACTGGATGAATTCACTGCTCTCAGGTCCTACTACACAACTAGTTAACTTGATAGGCTCTGCGGTAACTTATGCCGTAGGGACCGTCGAGAGAACCCTAGGCAGCGCGTTGTCAGGTAACTTTGCGCTCACCCGTGCTACCCTACAGTATTCGTTTAGTATGCAAGCCGTCGCCGATGCTTTCAAGTTGTCAGCACGAGCCCTAAAGAACGGAGAGGCCATCTCGATCCCCGAGGCAAGGCTATTTGACGACAGAGCGAGCGCGCGTAAAGCTATTAGTTATTCTCCTCCAGGGGGTGATAATGCTATATCAAGCACCTTTAACTTCTTGGGGGAAGTAGTGCGACTACCATCGAGGGGACTCGTGGCTGGCGATGAGTTTTTCAAGGCGTTCAACTACCGAGCTTACGTTCAACAAGAGTTAGCAGCCGAAGCAATCCAGAAAGGACTCAGGGGCAAAAACCTATCTAAGTATGTTGCAGATAGAGTCCAAGGTTACACCACTGAGACCGGAAGGATCTTCAATGAGGCAGGCATTAGGCGAGACGCAGAGCTCAAAGCTGACGAGATGGATCTAAAGTTTGAAGAACGACAGAACTTTATCGAAAAGGAAGTCGCTAAGTCTACCCAGCAGCCTTTTGTTTTACCTGATGGCACAGAGCTCAGCTTCAAAGACCGGGGCGTCTTGACTGCTAAGGCAGAGCAGATGGCGAAAATCAACACGCACACGCAGGACTCACAGAACAGCGTGTCAAACATGTTGTCTATGTTAACGCAGAAACACCCAACGCTTAAGTTTGTGATTCCGTTTGTGCGCACACCGACGAACCTGTTGACCTACGGTATCTCTCGGTCTCCCTTTGGATCTCTGCAGGTCCTAAGTAAAGACTTTAGGGCCAAGCTTATGAGCCCTGACGCTACAGTGCGGGCCGAGACACGAGGACGACTTGCTACCTCAGTGACCACCACGGCTGCCTTGCTGTATTTCTTACAGAGCGGTAAAGGCCAAGGGCTCATCACAGGCTATGGCCCTAAGAACAAAGAGCAACGAGAGTCCTGGGAGATGAACAACCAACAGTATTCCATTAAAGTCGGGGACAAGTGGGTAAGCTACAACAGGCTCGATCCGATCGCTACGATGCTCGGCGTTGTCGCTGACATCAACGAAGCACAGACATACAATGAACTCGACGACGGGGACCTTGAGAAAGTCTTTAGCGTTGCGGCCCTTGCGTTCTCAAACAACATAACGTCTAAGTCTTATGTTCAGGGGCTTGATAACCTCTTTGATTTCTTGAAGTTCAAAGACCCAGTGCGCGACGCAGAGAAGTTTCTCGGTAGCATCGCTGGAGGCTTTGTGCCTAACGTGATCAACCAGTCACTTAACTACGAAGAAGACAGACCACTGCGTGAAGCCCGTGGTATCATTGACCGTATGATCAAAAGAACACCTGCTGGGGGTAACTTACCTCCGAGGCGTAATGTTCTCGGTGAAGTTATGACGGTCCCTAGTAGCGGGGGTGTCGCTGGTGTTATTAATCCATTATACATCAAAGAAGATCCGAAGAACGCAGTTGAATACGAGATTTCTAACCTTAGGTCTGGCTTCAGACAACCTTCGCGTTTCTTGAGGCCTGGCGTTGAAGAGTTAGATATGAAAGAATATTATAACCCAGAGACTGGCCAACAGGCTTACGATAGGTTCTTAGAGCTCGTCGGGACCTCAACGATCCGAGGTCGGACACTACGTCAAAGCTTAGAGCGTATGTTTAAGAGCAAGGAATACGCAGCGTTGTCTGGAGAAGATCTCAAAGACGAAACAGGAAGCGACAGCCCTAAAGTTGTTGCGCTGCGTCGCATGATCAGGGCTTACAGGGGCGTAGCGAAATCAAAGATGCTCCAAGAAAACCCAGAGCTCCGCATGCGTGAGATTGAAGCGATACAGAAAGCACGAGCCGCTAGACAATAATGAACTCAACGTATGCACCGTCACTAGTTGGCGTAACAGGGCTCCTCGGGGCCATCACCCTTGAAAGTGTTAACACCTCGATCGCTATTTGCGTCGGGGTCACCACGCTTACATATTTAATAATAAAAATAAGAAAGGAACTAAAGTAACATGGACCGCTCAGATAAACTATATGAACTCCAGGACCTATTGATCGAAGAGTTTTTACTCAGGGTCAAATCAGGAGAGGCATCCACGGCTGACCTATCGACGGTCAGACAGTTCCTCAAGGACAACAACGTGTCCGCTGTGGCCACCGAAAGCTCACCACTCCACGAACTAGTCAACGCCTTGCCGTTCCACGACGATAACGTAGACCGAATTGTAAACATGGCGTCCAATGAGTAGAAACTACAAGAGCGAATACGCTAACTACCACGCTAAGCCGAACCAAAAGAAACGCCGAGCCGGACGCAATGCCGCACGGAGACTCATGGCGCGCAAGCTGGGGCTCAGCAAAATCAAAGGGCGCGACGTCGATCACAAAGACCGAAACCCAAGGAACAACGCTGCGTCTAACCTACGGCTCCAAAAGAAAAGCCAAAACAGATCACGAAATGGCTGACCTAAGGCAACTCAAAGACTTCAGGAACTTTCTCTACCTAGTGTGGAAACAACTTAACCTACCTGAACCAACTCAAATACAATATGAAATCGCGGATTACATGCAGCACGGAGATAAACGAGCAGTTATCCAAGGCTTTCGAGGCGTCGGTAAAAGCTGGATTTGCTCTGCTTATGTTGTCCACCAGTTGCTCCTCGATCCCTCAAAGAACATACTTGTTGTCTCTGCTTCAAAGACTAGAGCAGATGACTTCTCAACTTTTACTCTTAGGCTTATCCATGAGATGCCACTCCTTAAGCATCTTATACCCCAGGACAAACAACGATTCTCCAAGATCTCGTTTGACGTCGGGCCAGCCCCAGCGTCACACGCCCCGTCCGTTAAGTCCCTGGGTATCACATCTCAACTGACCGGGTCTCGTGCTGACATTATCGTAGCCGATGACGTCGAGGTGCCGAATAACTCGGCGACCCAGATGATGCGAGACAAGCTCGGAGAACAAGTCAAAGAGTTCGATGCGATCATTAAGCCCCTCGACGACTCCAAGGTAATCTTTCTAGGAACACCACAGTGCGAAGACACGATATACCGACAGCTAACCGAGCGTGGCTACCAGACCCGCGTCTGGCCTGCGCAGTATGTCACCCCAGACCAGAACATGAAGCGATACGATGGGCACATCGCTGAGTGTTGTATTAATATTGATAATAAAGGAAAGTCAACAGAGCCACTCCGGTTCTCTGATGTGGATCTTGCAGAACGTAAAGTATCCTATGGTTCTGCAGGCTACGCCTTACAGTTTATGCTCGATTCGAACCTCAGTGATGTCGAAAAGTATCCACTCAAGATCTCAGATCTGATTGTGATGTCGTTGGACACTGAGCTTGCCCCAGAACGACTAGTGTGGGCCAAAGACCCGGACCTAGAGTGGGACGGATCGATCCCCAATGTCGGCATGACTGGCGATAGGTTCTACAGGCCTATGAAGACCCTGGGTAAACACATAGAATACACAGGGACCGTTATGTCTATCGACCCGTCAGGACGAGGTAAAGACGAGACAGGCTACGCGGTAGTCAAAATGTTAAACGGGTATCTTTATGTCACAGCGGCTGGTGGAGTCCAGGGAGGATACTCAGAGGAAACACTCAAGTTTCTCTCTATGACCGCCAAAGAACACAAGGTCAACGAGATCGTCGTTGAGTCTAACTTCGGTGACGGCATGTTTGTCGAATTGCTTAAACCTGTGTTGCGCAAAGTCCACGCTTGCACAATCGAAGAGGTGAGACACAGCACACAGAAAGAAAAACGTATAATCGATACACTAGAGCCAGTGATGACTGGGCATAAGCTGGTGGTTGATCCTAAGGTCATCCAGAACGACTACGAGACTAGCCAGGTGTATCCTAAAGACCACGCTCTAAAATACCAGTTGATCTACCAGCTAACACGCATAACACGAGATCGCGGCGCTGTGACCCATGACGACCGCTTAGACGCGCTTTCGATGGCTGTTGGTTACTGGAGTCAGCAAATGGCCCAAGACGCGTCAGAACGCATCCTAGAGCGAAAGGAGGAGGATATAAAGAAAGAGCTCCAGAAACACGCCGAGGCTTACTTTAAGGTCCGGCGAGGGGGCGCCAATATTCTCACTTGGTAATTCGTACCGCCTATATTGTAGGACTATAGGTAAAACAATAAGCGATATTAACTAATGTAAGAACAAAAAACCGATGATTTTATATGGATGGGGGAAATACAGTATTGACAAGGGTAGAAATGTCCCCCTATAGTAACTATAGGTTAACTAAAGTCAGTAATTAGTGATAATAACAATATTGAATATTACACTAAAGTTAGTCTATAGTTAGACTCTAAGTTAACTCTAAGTAACTATGGCCAAAGATTTACAAAGCGTCACTGCTATCCTCGGAGAACATTTTGAAAACTATGTGATCCTAGTGGCTGACTCTAAGCACAGCTGCAAGATCATCTTTGATAATCACTTTGCCGCTAAAGGACTCGTCAGTGTCGCAAAGAATACTATTGACGATAGCCTTGGTTCTGGTATGAACTGCTTCGAGATCGACTTCGGTCCACTTTCAGATGACTGACGGTTGGTCTCATAATGCTTCTTTTGCATTCGTTGTTCCATTAGGCAGGGCTCTTAGTTAACGCTAGGGGCCCTGTTCTATTTTTGGTAAAAATATCTGACACCCTATATATAACGCAACAGTTCGCCGCATTACCCCAGGGTAGTCCGCGCTGTCAGCCTAGCGAACACCTAGCGCAAACTGATCGATTTCTTTTTGTCAGCTGGGCGCGTCTGCGTCACCAGGAATACGCGAGGGGGTGCCAGGGTAGACAATGAGTGATCACTAGGTCGCGCGCTGGGAGGCACTAGGTAGTCAGTGAGTCAGCGCCGGGTGTATCGTCGGGGTGTGTTTTTCAGTGTGCGGGTGTTTTTACGTTTTGACAGGCCAGCGATTACTCAGGGATAACCAGGGATGACATAGGGATGACAGGAGGATGACCGATCGCTAACTAAAAACACCAATGCAACCGACCGCCACTAAATGTCAACTGAGCGCTAAATAAACTAAAGAAAAAGCTGGAAGGGAACAAGAAAGATCCTAGTATAACAACCAATGGCAGCGAGCTGTCATAACCAAAAAGCAAAAAAGCATGAACAAAAAGAAATACAAAGTAGAGCAAATAGGCCTCCTCTGGATGTTAACCGGGGAGAACATAGAAGGCGCAGAGATCTTCGCGAAACTGACTGACATTCCGTCGCGGTTCTTTGATAGCCTAGAGATACTGCCAGAAAAACCAAAGAGATCTAAGTCGGAAGCGCTCTTTAATCCGAAAGACTCGCGCGAGATGAACTTGATCTTGGACCTTGTCGAGAAGGGAGGTGCCAAGTGAACGACACTATCGATAACGTCATGGCAGATCTTAACCGGGCAAGAAGACGACATGCTGATGCAGCGGATCGACTCGAGTTTGAGATAACGCGAGCCATTGGGCTCCTTATGGACATTCAAGGGGAACGCGATCACCTAGCGTTAACCAGGGGCGAAACCCTAGACTTTACATTGATTAACAAGAGGGCAACCAAATGAACTTCTTTATATTAATAATAATTATTATCATGTGGTCAGCAATCGCAACTCTAATCATTAACCAATGAAAACCTTCACGAAAACTAAAGACAAAGAGATACGCGCTAACCTTAGAACCTGGCGATCACTCGCGAGTCCTAAAGAAGTTTCTGCAGGATCTACTTGGTATGACGAAGCGAACGACATTGCGTCGAGCATAGAGCGCAATAGTGGCGTTAGTGTTTTTAACGCTGCGGCCGTCATGGCAGCGCTTAGTCCGTCCAACAAGTGGGAACGTAATATACTCGACGCTCAGAACCTTTGCGAGGCCTGGAGCACCGGACGCTCTGCAGACTCGGTAAGATGTTGCACTTACAACGCAAACAAGGCGAAGGCCTGGCGAATACTCGAAGGCGACCAGGGGGTCCTAGACAAGAGTCCTAAAGTCTGGGCGTTTGCGAATACTATCACGCTGCGCAATAAGGCTGCTTGTGTGGTGATTGATCGATGGCATGCACGCGCGTGTCTTACCAGGTCGAAAAGGCGCAAAGTTGTCCAAGAGAACCTAACGCTTCCACAGTATAATCGAGTCGAGCGCTTGACTATAGAGGAAGCAATGAAAGCAAACGAAGCGCCATGCGTTTACCAGGCGATCATTTGGTGCACGATCAAGAACAACTGGGAGAAATGAAGATCAACAAGAAAGGCAGGCCTCGCGATTCTTTTGGGTTTCCTCTTGCGCTTAACTGGA